AAGAAAGCTTTACGTGATCTGCCTGACAGTGTAGACTATGCTACGTATACTACGTTCACCTCTACCTGTGAGCATAACCCCTCGGAGTTGTTCGAAGATTATGACGCAAAGTACAGCGCAGCCCTCGCTTAAGATTAACCTAGAAGATCAGCACGTAGCCGCTATTGAAAAGGTAATCACTAAGAACCTGCGTAGTATACTTGCACACAGTAGGAGTGTTGGTGTTCGCACAGTCCCTGACTGGGAGAGCTATCTTACAGAAGACGCCCTACTTAGAAGTTCTAACACAGCTGTATCACAGGCTGATAACCTTATAAGCTTTGAGCGACTCGGCATACACAGAAAGATTACTAGCGTTATCAGTGAGGCTTTTCCTCAGTATAAGGTTTCACCTAGCGGCTTCTTTCATTACCCTCCTACAGGTTACATGGGCTGGCATACAAACAGCGACGTACCTTGTAAACGCATGTACATCACTTGGACTGCACAGGGTAATAAATCATTCTTTAGGTACGTACAGAACGGTAAGGTAGTCACAGACTACGATAATGCAGGCCTCACCTTTAGAGTGTTTGACATCCAGGATAAACCTCCTTATCTTTGGCACTGTGTGGGTAGCGAGACAGATCGTATTAGTATAGGGTATAGACTTAATGCATCACATAATGACGGGTGAGTGGGCTGTTCTAGAAGAAGCCTCCTACATAGACTGCTTACCTCTGTACAAGTTAGCTAAGTCTCGTAAACTAACCCCGTACACTATTCCTGTAGATACCATTTCTCACAAACCCTTAGAGGACATTAGTCTAACATCTAGACGATACATACTAGCAGACATTGCGCAGCCTTCTATCCTATGCCTAGGAATGCAGAACCCTCACGGTAAGCTATACCGTATGTTGGATGGCAGGCACAGATTACTCAAGCGCATTAACCAAGGCATAACAAGTAGCCTCTCATACGTACTTCCCGTAGAAGACGTGGCCAGGTTCATACGCACCTAAAATGAAAACTAATACACGGATAACATCATGCAAGACGCACAGCTAGATGGGATGTATCGTATGGCTTCCAAGTTCTTGGGCTATACAGGCCCTAAGAATAAAGAAGCTATCGACCAGTTTAGGCAGTCTAGTCCTGCTGTAGCTGCTAAGATGCAGGGATACAATAGCGCTCTTATGGCTCGTGGTGGCTTGATGCGTAGCGGTTACAACGAAGGAGGAGATGCATCAGAGTTTAAACCCGTTGTCGGTCCTGGAGCAGAAGGCTACGTTGGTCCTGAAGAAGAGACTGACGAAGATGTTGCTGATTCAACGGAAGCTGATTCAACGCAAGCTGAGCTTAACACATCAAACTTTAGTCCAACTGATCTAGCGCAGGCACAGCAAGACCTTGTTATGAAAACAATGTCCCCTGTTGAAAGTGAAGTAAAAGAGCTAAAAGAAACGGATGATCAGATCGTCGATTCTACTGTAGGGCAAATCTCTACAGATGCACCTCTAGCAGAGGCTGTTCAGGTCGGTAGTGCCGCTACAGCCGAACAACAACCTGCTAAAGAAGCAGCGCAGATGTCTGCTACAATGGTGCAACCTGAAGTGGCGGCTACTCTTGATGCAACACAGGCTGCTGAGGGCGAAGTTTCTGCAGAGGCACAGGTAGAAGCCGCGCAGATGGCAGCATCTTCTGTGTCTAAACTGCAGGCAGCACAGGGTCAAGCTATCATGATGGACAACCCCGTCCAGCGTGAAATTCAAGAAGGGGAGCTTATCTCTGGCGTTGCCAATGCTGAGAAGGCTGCTGCCTTTACTGAGCAAGTCCAGGCTGCACAGGCCACTCCTACTGAGAAGGCCACTGTAGCAGGTCAGCTAGAGAGTCTCATGGAAGACTTCGAGGGTGGCGCTACCCCTCCATGGGCTGCGGGCGCTATGAGGGCTGCTACATCTGCGCTAGCGGCACGAGGCTTAGGTGCGTCGAGCATGGCAGGCCAAGCTGTCATTCAAGCAACGATGGAAGCTGCGTTGCCTATCGCTCAGATGGATGCACAGACACAGGCACAGTTTGAATCACAGAACCTGTCTAACCGACAGCAACGTGCTATGCTGGGTGCGCAACAACGTGCAGAATTTCTAGGTATGGAGTTTGACCAAGCTTTTCAAGCCCGCGTAGCTAACTCTGCACGTATTGGCGACATTGCTAATATGAACTTCACTGCGGAGCAGAACATTGCTCTGGAGAACAGCCGTGCCGCTAACACAATGGAGTTGAACAATCTGTCTAACCGTCAGGCTATTGTTATTGCGGAGGCTTCTGCTCTTGCTAACATGGACTTGTCCAACCTAAGTAACCGCCAACAGGCAGCTGTACAGAATGCGCAGAGCTTCCTGCAGATGGACATGTCTAACCTGAGTAATGAGCAACAAACTACTATCTTTAAAGCTCAACAGCAGGTACAGGCTTTGTTCTCTGACCAAGCTGCTACCAATGCTGCATCACAGTTTAACGCGACAAGTGAGAACCAGACGGAACAGTTCTTCGCTAACCTGAGTATGCTGACCAGTCAGTTTAACGCTGCTCAGACCAACGCTATGGGTCAGTTTGATGCAGACTCAATTAATACATTGAATCAGTTTAACGCAGAGTTGCAACAACAGCGAGATCGGTTCAATGCAGAGAATGGCCTTATAATTGCACAGGCTAATGCGCAGTGGCGTCAGAACATTTCTACTATAAATACCGCTGTGCAGAACCAGAGCAACATGGACTATGCTAAAACAATAAATGCTTTGACTGCAGCCAACATGGATCAGATATGGCAGAGAGAGCGAGACCTTATGAGTTATGCCTTTGCTTCTGCTGAGGGTAATGCTGATAGGTCTACTCAGATTGCTATTGCTAAGCTTACAGCGGATGAGCAAGCAAAGCTACAGGACAATATCGGTAAGGGTAAGCTTGCTGCTATGGCTTTTCAGGCAGTATTAGGTAAGTGGTTTGGATAAATTATGATGTTAAGTAAAAATATAATCGACACTATCCGTAATCGGTTTGCACCTCCTACCACTGACAGTGTTTCCGCAGATAGATCCCGACGTCAGGGTGTTATGTCTCGCACAAGTGAGCGTATGGTGGAAGCCCTAGAATCTACAGCAGAACAATCTCTAGAGACTTTAGAGTCTGTAGAGTCTACACCAGAAAAAGCTCTAGAGTCTGTAGCAGAGCTTTCAGCTAAGACTAGAGCAGCTCGTACTCCCAAAGATAGCACGGAAAGTTTTAGCATGGAGGATGTCAGCATGTCTGGGGAGTTTCTTAATACCCCACCTACCTACACGGAGGGACTTATTCGTCCTGTAGGTAAACCTGCGGCTAGCGTTGAGGATCTGTCTGAGCTTGAGATACTAGCTAAGACTATTGAGGCGGAGGCTAGAGGTGAGAGCTATGAAGGTAAGATTGCTGTAGGGGCAGTTATTGCTAATAGAGCAGCATCAGGTAAGTACGGCAACGGAATAAAAGGGGTTATTCTTAAGAAGGGCGCGTTCTCTCCATGGAATAGCTACACAGGCTACGCTAAGGGCGAACAAGGTCAGGACATGTTTGCGCTTATACCTAGTCAGGATTCTTATGCAGCTGCTTCTGCTATCCTTAAGGCTGAATACAGCGACCCCACTAAGGGTGCTACACACTATCTTAACGATGCTGTAAGTAGGCCTGATTGGTTGAAAGAAATGAAGAACCGAAAGAGAGGCACTCTTAGATTGGGTAACCACCTATTTGGTAATGCTGACAGCGAAAAGACCTACGATGGTAAAAGCTGGTTGTCCCGTAGATCAAACTAATAACAATACTAGGCTCACCTAAGTAAGGTACAATATAATGTCAGAACTCCTACAAGCACCCATCCCAGGCCAGTCTTTAACAGATGAACCTAAGAACTACCCGTGGGAGAATCCCCCAGAGATCAACGATCCTGAAGAAGCTATTGCTATGCATATGAGTAAGTTCAATGACCCTGAAGTTCTTGATAACATGCTAGATTTGCTAGAGATTGGCTTCCCTGTACGTGCTATGGCTGAGAGTATCCTTACTACCAGTGTAGCTGCAGGTTGGCACAGCATTGATGTGAGCCTTATCATTGCCCCCTTCATACACGAACACATTATCTCTATTGCTAACGAGGCTGGTGTAAACTATGTGGAGGGTTTTGAGGAAGACCAAGAAGCTAAGCAAGAGAAAGAGCGTAAGTTTATCTTAGCTAAAGCTTCTAAGATGCTCAAGGACACGCCCGAAGGAGAGCGTGATGCAGGCTATGAGCTAGCCATGGAATCACTAGGCATCTTGGATAAGCCTGAGTCTGAGTACGATACTGCACAAGAAGCAGAGCAAGAAGAGCAGCCAGAGATGGATGCCTCAATGATGGAACAAGAAGAGCCGCAACAGCGTGGCCTGATGGCAAGAGGTTAAGTAGATGGCAGGGTTTTGGGCAGGGTTTGGTGAACAGCTGAGCACGGACATTAATCGGCGTAAGCAAACGCTTGATCGTTTGATTCAGGAGAACCTAGACAACGCACGTATCGCTAAGTCTAACTACGCTAAGCGTAAGGGTACAGCAGACATAGTACTGAAGTCCGCACAGGCTATCCGTGGTAAGTATGGGCTAAGCGATGCACAGACACTGGCTTTGGTGGAGGGGTATGGTACAGACTTACCTAATCTACAGCTTACACTAGACAAGCGAGCCGCTGATCTAAAAAGTACGTCATCCGCTGATATTAGCCCTGATATGGTTATGTCCTACGTGAACGCTGCAGATAACCTTACCCTACCTGAAGGTATGACACTGCAGCAGGGTGTAGATAAACTCATGGGCTTACATGCTCAAGAGATGGCTAAGGAAGATAACCCCAAGAGCGAGGGTGCTAATACCCGTAGCTTTATTCGTGCAGCGTTTGCGTTTGACCCGCAGCTACAGGCCGCTGAACAGATGGACAAAATCAAAGGCCCTGGTGGTTTGTCTTATTCACAGCTACTTGAGATGCAGGAAGCAGGCTTTGCACCAGTGCAGCCATATGGGGATGTCACCCGTGCAGGTGGCTTTGCCTATGACTACACAGCTACTACAGCTAAGAATACACGTGATGAATACTCTAGAATGCTGTCTACTAAGGTGTTTAATACTGACCTTACAAACCCTTATGATTTTTCTAACTACAACCCCACATCAGGTAGAAACAAAGACAAAGACAAACTACAACTTAAAGCCTCCGTAATTGGTGCAGGTCAAGCTCTAGCTAGACTAGAGAAAGACATGGTACTGGCTAACCCTGGTCAGGACTTGTCTCTGAACGCTTTCCGTAAGGGTGTGTTGGATGCCATCTACGAGAGAGTAGATTCTGCTGAAGAGCTAGAGTCTTTGCAACAGAGTATTGCTAGCGGTACAGCTATTGAAATCATTCAGCGTAAGGGTGGTCAGCTTACTGATAAAGACATTGATGCTATCATTATGGGGGGTACTGTGGAAGATAAAATCACTACTCCTGCTGATACTCCTGCTGATACTCCTCCTGATAATTCTTCTGATCCACTATCTTCTTCCCAGCCTCGCCCCTTTGGCGGTGATGAACCTACCACGCCTGCAAAAACAAACGATGTCCCGCGCATTGTAGAAGATCTTAAGCGTAAAACAGTAGAAGAAGCAGAAAAAAAGAAAGAAGACCTTGCAGCGTCTACGCCTACCGTTGACTTCTTTATGGAAAACGATCAGACTATCTTAGCTGCCCTAGAAGAGAAGGGTATCACAGAAGAGTCTAGTAGAGAAGAAGTTAAGCAAGCTCTCACAGACTTTTATCGTGAGAACCAAGACAACGCTATAGGTCGCTATGTTGTTAACGCAACTACAATGGATCTGGAAAGAATCGTAGATGTAGTTAAGCTAACTCTTGATGGCTTAGAAGAAAAGTAAGGCATACAATGTCCGATAAATACTCGTACTACACCCCTGAGAATATGCAAAACAAGAAGATGTCAGACCTTAAGTCTGATGAGTCTTTCTTGACTGACGCTGTTACCTTCCTCCGTAGCGGACGTAAAGGTTATACAGAAGAAGACTTCAAAGACATGACAGCTGATGATGTTGTGTCTGAGGTGCTAGAACACTTCCGCTACCAGACTACAAACGAAATGACTGTAGCTAAAGACATCTACTTTATGAACGACAAGTCAGTAAACCCTGCACAGCGTGAAGCCTTTGGTAGACTTATGTTTGCCTTTGATAACGCTAAGGGTGAGGGCTTGTTTGACCGTGGTGGTGAGAAGATCGGTGACTACTTTATGGGTACAGCTTCTGCTCCATCTACGTATGCTTCTGCTGTTGCAGGTATCGGTACTGCAGGTACAGGTGCGGCTGCTATCCAAGCTACTAAGCTTGCATCTCTTGCAGCCCTACGTACAGCAGGTAAGAAGGCTATCAAGCGTAGCCTTATTGCTGGTATGGCTGATGGTGCAGTCGGTGCCTCCTTTGAGTATGGTAACCAGAAGATCCGTGAGTCAGCGGCTGAAGACTTAGACCTAGACTATGAGGTAGACAAGGGCGCTGTGGCACTTAGTGGTGCGCTGGGCTTTGCTGTAGGTGCAGGTACATACGGTGCTGGTGCCGCCTTGCAACACAGAGGTGCTAAAAAGCTTGCTGATACTATTGATGAGGGACGTGTAGCTAATGCTGAACGTGTTAAAGCGGCGGATGCTATCGCTTCAAAAAAAGCTAAAGACGCAGCCAAAGACCCTAAGAAGAAAGCTAAGATGGAAGCTGCAACCCAAAAGGTTCTGCAAGCTATTGATCCTGCCTTAGTTAAAAAAGGTGACAACGTTAAGCGCTACCTACTTAGCAATGATCTACCTGAAGGTGTATTGGGTGGGCTTAGCCAAGAGACTATCAGACGTTTGTCTGCTGCGTCTTATGAGTTAGCTGAACGTATTGGTGCGGACATCTCTGACCCTAACATTCGTATTACGGAAGTACTTGCTGATAACATTGGCAAGAACAGAGAAGCATTTATGGATGTGGCAAAAGAGTTTGGGCTTAGCCCTCGTCAGCTATCTTCTGCTTATGCTGCGGAAGTATCAACGGCTGCTAAGATTCTGGCGGGTCAGAGTGCTATCTCTAAGAAGGCTAAGCGCAAGAGCCTTGATAAGCTATCCAAGAAGGTAGATGAACTATTTGAAGCTGGTATGGCTCCTGCTAAAGCGGAAGACCTAGAAGCTATTACAAGAGCTACACGTGATACACAGGGTGTTAT